CATATTCATCCACTTCAATTTGATCCAAATCCACTCGTGGATCATAGGCACACACATCTTCAACTTCTTGAATAATAGCGTTTTTGGTGTCTTGATCTAACGGATCAAAAATGTACAGCCAAATGTTGGTGCCAAAGTCAGGATTTTCCAACTTTTCGCCTTTGCGAATGTTGAAATGATTGAGAAGATCCTGTTTGACCAACTCAATGTCATACAGTTTAGGATCTTGGAATGTTCTGCCCTGTGTGGAAAACCCACTGAACACTTGGTTCTTTTGTGACCTTGTGGTGCGTTTGGAATCTTTGAATGATACTATGGCCATGTGCTATATTTAACCGCCTGCAAACACAGAGGGCGAACCTGATGTGATTGCACCAGCATCTGCAGAATCTCCTATTCTGCCCACTGCCGCACCTACCACAAACACAGATGATGATCCTACATTGATGTTTGCCACATGGTCAGCACAAGGAGGATCTGGCGGAAAAGGATGAGGCACTGTGGGATCTCCCACTCTACATATTAATATGTTGTTAGCAAAAACTGTGCTTTGCGTTGGTGTGTCCAGAGTTGTTGTAGCAGAACAACCATGTCCTGTGCTGAGGCTATCGCCCTTTCGTGCCACTGCTGGCATTAGGACTGTTCCCTGTCTGTTTTTGTGGTGGTGACATCATCACGTTTTTTGTCTTCATGATCTTGCCACGGTTCTTGTGTGGGTATGCGTTTCATGATGGAAGTTTTTTCTGACGCTGTGTGTGTTGATAGACTTGCTGTGACAGATGCATCAACTTTGCCTGCTGTGTCCAAATGTATTTCATTGCCTGTGTTGACATTGAAGTCTGTGCCAGCATAGGTTTTGATGTTTGCACCTGCTTTGATCAACCCATCTTCTCCAATCACAAGATTGTAGTCGGTTTTAGCATCAATGTGAATGCGTCCACCTTCTGTGTCACCTGTGGCTTTGATGTTGATGTTTCTGCCTGCTTCAAGGTTGATGTCTCTGTCTGCTCTAAAGTTCATGTCTGCTTCTGTGTGAATTGACACAGAGTCTTTGGCATACACATCAATCTTGCCGTCTTGAGTGAATTCAATCCAAGCAGTGCCTGAATTGTTAATAATATACACAACATCTTTTGAGTTGTGCAATAAAACCTGTGCACCAGAACGAGTTCTCAATCTGATCAGTTCATTTTCAATGTCTGTGACGTTGACTGAACCTTCTCGCTTAACAGGTGTGCCGTCATCCATCACAAATGTGTTACCACCCAAACGTGAGTGTGCCACTTTGTCAAATGCATATTCGTCATCAGCGTCTGTGAAAATTTTGCCGTGTCTGTTGATGGATTCTCTCTTGCGAGTCTGTTGACCTTCAAAATCAATAGGTCCTGGAGTTGATATGCCAAACACCTGTGAAGGAGTTTCACGTCTGGCAGAAGATGTTGTGGTGCCTCTCACATCATCTGACAACAATCCTTGTGCAATCAATGTTCTCGCAAAAGGAGTATGCAATGGCTTCCTCAAAAAAGCCGCATCTCTGTCAGGACTTGAATTGACTGTTGTAGGATTGTCATAGGCTCTACGCTGTGCTTCTGCCACGGGCACAAATTCAATGTCACTGTCAAATGCAATCATTTCAGTAACTTCTTCAATGGTTCCAAGAAATTGTTTTGATTCGCTGTTGACAGCAATTCCTGGTGTCATGTTGTTCATAAAATCTTCATACACACAACCAATCCAATAACCTGCATTGGGATTGCCGTCTGCAAACATCACCAACACCTTGGTGTCAATGTCTGGTGGCACCATCCAAAAGCCATAGGACTTTTGAGTATTGGCAAATTGGGGCAATCCTCCAGTTGCTGTTTCTGACAGTGGAGTTTGTCCAGCAAATGGTGAACAATAACTCACAGGAATCACTTGGGATTCTGATGTCTTGTTGGTTTCATCATATGTGCCATGCAGTGAAGGAATATGCACAAACAGTCTGCCCATTCTGTTGAGGTCAGTTGAACTTTTCACATAGCCAACATATGGCCCAGAAAACTGTTGTATCTTTCTTTCAACATCTCCTACAATTGGTCTACGATTCACTGCCATTTAAATTAGTCCTCAAAGGTATGTATTTTTGTAGGACGCCCGTTCCAATATCTTGATTGCTCAATTGGATCTCCTGCAAGTTTTTGTTCATAGTTTTCGCCATACTGTCTAACCAACTTGTTGATTGTTTGTTGCGACAAGTTGCCGCCACGTAAGAATTGTTCTTCTATGGTTGCCACTCTTGGAAAGTCACGAATTGTATTATCTACAAAAGGACCCACAGTGTTGGTGGATTTGTAGATCTGTTTGCCTGATGTTTTGACCACATTTGTACTGGTGTTGTCTGCAAAGTCTTGATCACTGTTGAGATTGCTGTACCTACCACCTGGTCCTTCAGCACCAGTGCCTTCTCGGGGCAACTGTGGTTCGTCATCTTCTTGGAATCTCATTCTCACCATTTCAAGTTCGTTGGTGAACACACCGTCAGCAAATCTGCTGGCACACATGAACACTTTGTACTTGCCACTGAATGTAACTCTTTGATTGTTGAAAAATATGCCAGTGTCATCATCTAAATCTTGCGGAGTTTTGAAATTAAAATCAATCAACACTTCTCTACCATCTGGACTCACAGCACCCAATTCGTCTGTGTATGGCGAACTTTCAACATGTGACTCTGTAAATGATTTATTCAACACAGGTTTTTGCGAAATCCAAAATGGGTCGCCTATAATTTCTAATGTTGTGACCAACAAGTCAGCTGATGGATCTGCAATGATCTGTTCAAATATTCTGCCAATTTCTCCATTCTTTTTGTTGACTGACAGATTGAGGCCGCCTTTGTATTTGGAATCTTCCGGTTCTGTGGTAACTTGACTGATGCCTTTGCCTGAAGATCCTTTTTGAGTGGTGTCTGCATTGACTTGATCTTTTTCTCCTGATGCATTGGATGTTTGAGCATCGTTGTCATTGTTTTCTACATATGGTATGGCCTGATAGTATCCAAATTTATATGTGATGTCAAATGCCAACACATCACGGTTTTCTCCTGTGTAGATGTAGTTGTATATTTTGGCAGGTGATCTGTCTGTGATGACATCCACAGCATTCTTGCTGAAATATGCTGATGTAACTTTTTGTTCTCTCACAATGTACACAAATTCATAGGCTGGTCTGTTGTTGCCATTGTCATCTGCTTTCATTTTGAGTTGAGTGAACACTCTGGCAATGGTCATGTCATCAGTCACAGGTTCCATGTCATCTGTGAATTGTTTTTTATAAAAATTACTTTCTCTGATCACTGCTTCAATGAATGCTTGTATGGGCGTGCCTTTGGGAATATTGATCACTCGTTTGGCTTCAACTGGACTGACTTTTGTGTGTGCATAGTTGAGAATTGAGTTGGCATCGCTCTGTTCATCATAACCCAACTTGGTTTTGACCAATTCAGTGGATTGTTCAACATCAATGTTGTACACATCAACTTCTTGAATCTTCTTTTGTGTTTTGAGTGTGGATTGTGTGTTGTTGATTTGAGCAAAAAAGTTTGTCAGCACCTGTTCCACTGTGTCTCCAAATATTGTGTATGCTTCTTTGGTGACTCCATGCACTTCTGTAAGTCCCAACATGGTGGCTGGCACCGCTGAAATTTGGTACACTGACACGCCTGCTTCGATCTGCATCTCCACTTGATAGATGTGTACAGGAATATTTCTTGTGGTGCTTGATGCAATCTCTGTGGGATTGCCATCATCATCGATGCCAGCAAATTCAATCTTCAAATTGTACACTGCTTTGAGGTGATTGTCATAGCCTTGGGCATCTGCAGCTTGAATCAATGCATCAATGAATGACACACCATATGGTTCTGTGACATCAAACATCACTTGAAACACCGTGCCTGTGCCTGCTTGTGCTGTGGGTGAAATTGTGTTTCGCACCACCAAGTTGTTGATGTAGAAATCTTTGTCCAAAGGTGCATTGCCTGTGGTGCCTTTGCCTGCACTGCGTGATATCACCAATCCATCTGTGTCACCATCATTGAATTGTGTTTTGGTCAAACAAGAAAGTGTGAGCAGATAGTTGTACGGTGCATATTCATGCAGTGGATTTTCTTGTGGTGGCACATCTTGAGGGCCTGTGTTGACTGTTGATCCTGATGTGGTGGCAGTATTTTGAGCGATCAAATCTTGTTCTGTTTGTACATTGGTTTTGTTGGATGCAACTTTTTGTGTGTCTACTTTTGGATTGTAGATTGTTTGTCCTGAGAATGGCACATATGTTGATGTATATCCATATGCGGGATCAATGTTTTGTAATCTACTGACTGCTACTGCATTGTCAATTTCGCTGAGTATTTTTTTCTGTTGTTTGACAACACGGATTTCTTCTTGCAGAATTTCTTCTTGCTCAATTGCTTCAAGTTTACCTAAATAAGAAGTCATCTAAACTCCTAAAAATTTTTCAAGTGTGGATTTTTTTGGAATGCGGATCTGCACACCTTCTGCAAATGAAAAAATTGGATCTGTGATTGTGTCCATGTTGCGATGCATGAACACCCACCATAGTTTGGCAGAGCCGTATAAATCATGTGCCAATAGATCAGGACGTTTGTCATAGAAAGAATCAATCTCATATAATATGTCATCTGGTTCAAATGCAAACAGTCTTTTTTTGAGAATGCCCAATGTTTCAACACCTTGTGGTGTAGTTGAATAAGGTGATGTTTTTGCATATGTAGCCATTAGATGAATCCATCCTTGGCTAAACCACCGTTAGCAAATTTTTTCAAATTAAACTCGTTTGTGATCTTATTTCTTGAGTAGATTGGTAGACATGACACAGCAATCAATGAATCAGTGGGCACATAATTGACTGAACCTGACGATTCTCCGTTGCCTTGCAGTCTTTGTAGTCCTGCCTTGCTGGAACTTGCATTTTCTGTGAGTGGTTGCACACTGATGTCTGATGCTTGTCCGCCTGTGGGCATGGTCACACCAATGTAGTCCACTTGCTCTCTCAATTCAACATTAAAATTAGTAATAATAACTGGAACATTTTTGTACACAAAATCTCCATAACCATTCAATCTACACACTGGTGGTGGATTGCCTTGATTGAGTCCTTGTCCATAGTACATTTTTGTAACTGTTCTTAGGAAGTGCAGTGTGCCCAACCATGCCAAACCACTTTTTTGATCGTTCACAGGGAATGATCCTGATATTGTGATTTGATCAACCTGTGAATTTTGGTATGCATAGTATGGGTAATTGTTGTGAATCACAGTTCTTGTGTCATATGAAGCAGAATGTGACATATTAATAAAAGGTGTCACTGGCCATCTCATACCATTTTGTATGCCCAATGTTTGTTTGTCCATGATGGGTGAGTTGGCAAACAGGGATGAATATGTTGATGCAGGCAGTGTTAATTTAACTGCCCAATCTTCTGTGGCAGATGGTGCTCCCACATTTGATTGCAGTGTGCGTTGCTGTCTACCAAATATTCCGCCTGCAGGCAATCCTGCCGCAGATAGTCTGTTGGCCACTGCACCTGCAGCTCCTGTGAGGAACTTGGAACCTTGATTTAAAAAATTCGAGAATGCGGCCATCAAAAATATTTATTGCATAAATTATGTGCATAGTTTATAATATCTTTATAGAACATAAAGAAAGTATAGACATCAGCAAATGGCCACAAAATACCTCAACAATCGTGACATGCTCAAACAGATACATCTGAGCAAAGCCACATACAGCGAATTCCTTACACCTGAAGACAGAGACTATGACATCATTTTGCCCACTGTGTCCAAGATCAACATCAGAAGCACAGCAGAAGGCAAACGATTGAGAGCCAAAAGATTGGAACGAGAAACAGGTGAAAAACATGATCCAAAGAAATTTCAAAAGCACGAAGTGGTGTTCAGAATCATGACATTTGATCACATACCAAATTCCAAACGCAAGGCCAATCCCAAAAACATAGCAGAATCCAAAGCAAGATGCAACTTTCCTCCCTATCAACACTGGCGATACACAGAAGATGGCGATTTGATCTGTGTGGGCAAGTCACACTGGCAGGGTGGACTGCAGAATGGACACTTTTCCACAGAACACGGCAAAATGACCAACACACTGGCCAAAATGTTCCTGTTACTAACACAGCGATATGGCACCAGAGGCAACTG